CTAGAAACAATCCCCGCCGCAAACATCCCGCCAACTCATGTGTGACGGGTACGCGGCTTCCCCTCCGCTGGTATGTCTGTGGCCCTAGTTTGGTCAGCCGTAGGTGTGCTGTCAAGGGCTTTTAGGATTCCGGCGTGTTGGGCATAATCTCAGGGCTCCACCGGTCACGAGTGAATCGACGATATGCAAGCGTAGGCTTACCGTCACGGATCACAATAAAGGCTTGACCATCGACGCCAAGGTGATCAAGGTCAAATAGGTAGTAGGCGGCGTTTAGCACCCGTGGCGGGTTTGGTTCCAATGGTCAGCCCCCCGTCCGTTATTCCATGCCGTGTAGAAGGCCCGGTCTTGCCAGTAGCGATTCCATTCCTGTATCGGGTGATTCCTGAGTGGCTTAATCTCGCTGATGAGCCCGTCGGCGCTCGATCGACTCTCACGGATCATCATGTACGTGAGGCTGATACGCCATTGAGAATCGAGAAACTGGTATGCCCCGCTAGCCGTCGATACGGTGCTGCGGGCCCTATAGTTAGATCGGGACTCCCTGTGCATTATGCACTTGCGAACCCCTGCCCATTTACTGTGGTAATGCTGCCCGGTATACAGGCTGGTTTCGTGACCTTTCCAGTCCTCGGCGTCTTTCGAGTTAGCGACGCACGCCGGGGCCGTCAGTAGGGCCGCGCAGATCAGCACCTCGGTGATCATTCGTGCTCAATGATCGTCACGGTGCTAGATATTCGGGTGCGCCGAGTAATGTAGGCGTCTACTGATTCCCGGTCTATGCGACGGTGACCGCCGGGTGTCACGATGGCGTCAATCCTGCCCGCATCCGAATAGCGCCTAATCGCATCGCGTGAGACTCCCAGCATTTCGGCGGCTTCACCGGGTCTAATGTATGTCATGTGTTCCCCTTTTCGATAGGGATCGAGCCTAGCCGTTATTTGTTTGCTTTACGTGCTTTTGTGAGATCACGGCGCCAACGGGCCTTAGTGATCGGGGAACGTGTCAGGATCGGCAACGGAAACACGGTGCCGTCTCGGTCGGCGTAAGAAGTGAAAGACACATGAATATGCGCTTCATGCCCGTAACCCGATCCGCGCCACTTCCACCACGTGCGGCGGTAGGTTCCGCTACTTATCCGGCCTTCGTAGACCACATATTTGAGGCGACGCGCACCGGGTAGACCGCTGGCCGCGTACTCCAGTAGTTGATTCGCGAGTCGTTTAGCGGTTCTCCCGTTACGGTTCCGGCCTTTGCCCATATTTTCGTCGATGTCTATTGCGTGGACGACCCCGGCTTTGTTCGGGTTGTGATCTGATGCTCTAGATGCGTGGGCCCGATCACCGATCCATCCATCGGATCTTTTGTCACGCTTGGGCCATTTTCGGTTCACTTGATCGCGTAGGGTCACGCCGCCTTTACAGAGTCGAGCCATTATCTAGCCTCCCATATCGTGAGTCGTCGCCGTTGAGTGCGTTAATGATCACGGGGATTACTGCCGCCGAGACTGCGACGATTAGCGGATGGACGTCGGCAGTTGCGAGCCATGACAGTAATGCCCCTAGACCGGCCCCCGTTGCTATTTTGACAATGGATCCTTCCCACGTTGTCGCAAGCCAATGCTTCATCTCATACCCCTAACTTTTGCACTATTCGATCGACCTTCGCGGCCACATCTGCAAGTGACTCGCCACCGTTACGGAACCCCGGCTGGATTGGTTGCGTGGCTTTTTTTATCTCATCGCGCACCACGTTACGAATTAGCCACACGAGGCCGGTGCCCATGATTGCCAAAGCTGCTAGGGCAGTGGCAACTAATCCGACGACTTCATTAAATGGCACTGGTTAGCCTTTGAGTTTGGCTCGGACGATAGCCCGGGCCCGTTCGGTTTCGGATACCGCTTTCGGAGTCCTGGGGGTTGTTGGTTTCTTTTTTACCGGCTCAACTTCTACCGTGTCCACGTGTAGGTCTTGATCTATTTCACTCACTAGGGGGCTCCTCTTCTTGTGGGCTAACGAATTCATCAATTGTCGGGTCGTAGGTCATTCCTTGGCCTGCATACTGGCCCCTAAAATTTCCGTGATATGAGGTTTGTAGCCATTCGCCTTCGATACCGATAGAAGCGATGAAGGCTTGGCCTGTGGCCTCACTGTCGGGATAGTCACCACCGCCACAATCGTCGTTGTTAATAACTATCACTTTTTCAACAATGTTGTCGGTTACTTGCGCGAAGTGTGCCATTTAGTTTGTCCTAACTCTGACGACGATAATCCCGGATCCACCATTACCACCGGTGAAACTCCCAGAAGTGTTTGCAGCGGCGCCGCCGCCACCGGATCCCGTGTTAGCGGAGGCGTTTCCACCATTCGATAAAGTTGCTCCCGCACCTGCACCACCTGAACCTGCCGCGCCGCCGGTAGTGCCACCGCCCCCGCCGCCACCTGCTCGAGTTACTGCCGAACCTGTTAGAGAATTTGAACTACCAGCGCCACCGGATCCACCCGTCCCGGCGCTTGAGGCATTACCGGCACCACCGGATCCACCGGCTCCGCCACCTGCTGTTGTTGTGGCACTACTGTAAGGCACGGAGTCGCCACCATTGAATCCGTTTAGACCAGTGCCCCCACGTCCCCCGCCGCCCTCGCGAGTCCCGCCACCGCCGCCCGATGCACCATCACCAACGTCAAATGCGTACGCACCACCGCCGCCACCAGATATTGCGATAATTGAACTCAATATGCTGTTATTTCCGACGGGTGGCCTAGAGAATCCACCAGTGATCCCGGCTGCACCCGCACCAATTGTTACCGTGTGGGTCGCTTCGGATAAATAAAAGTTAGTGACGAACCTTACGGCACCAGCACCACCACCGCCCGCTTTTATAAAATTTTGTTGTCCACCGTTTCCCCCACCGCCGCCACCAATGACAAGCACGTCAACAAACCCGGCCCGATCCACAACGAGGGAGCCACTACCCGTAAAGGTTATAAACTTGTAATTTATTCCTACTTCTGTGTATGTGCCGGTAGCCGCGTTCGTAAAATTCGCGTTACCGGCCCCGCTAAAAAGTATCCATGCACTACCGTTGTATCGGTAACCTTTGTTATCGTCGTTGAGACTGCACATTTGTCCTTGTACCGGTGAGGGTATTGCGGCGTCACGTGCTGCCGCGTTAGCGAACGGATTCACGCCAACGATGTCGATACGCTCCGCTAGCGCCTCAGAGGCGCCGGGGTAGTTCGCGACTAGGTCGGAGGATTCCACATAAGGATTCCCTACGGGTGTAACTGCCATCATAACCTCACTAGATCGGATTGGGTAACTATTTCAAACCATTGAGAGCCCGGGCCAACATCTGACCACGTGAAGCCCGGGGCAACCTGACCCCATTGTAGGACTTGCAGTGAGAATCTAGGGTCTGATATGGAGAGTGTCATAATGTGTTGGCCGTTGTTGTATGAGTCCGTCCAGCCTTCGACGATGCCGTTAAAGTCAGGGTAGGGGCCTGACGCTGGTAATCCTCTGACGGTTACGAGCGCACCGGATACGAGGTTAAGTAGTGCGGTCGTGTCGGTTTCGTCGAGTTGATCTACGAGCACCGATATCTGGCCGAGGTTCCATAGCCCGTTCGCTTGCGCGGTCATAATCCCGGCGGCCCGTGTCGTCGCGTCCGTGATCGTTTTGATGCCAGTGTCGAGCCGGTACTCGCGTCGCCCGTATTGCGTGATTGACGCGCTATCCGTTTGAGTCACTGACAGATCCGGGCCATACGTCACCGTGACGTCGTTAATGAGTGGAGTCAGAGTCTTGGCCCATGTCGGTGCGAAGATAACCCCCGGCGCTTCGAGGTTGAAACTAGCCGGGAATAGTGGGTAATCGGCCCATGTGCCTAAGGCTTCTGACCATGTTCCGGTCTGGTTTGCCCATATACCGACGAATGTTGTCGATCCCCGATTCCCGTAATCCTCGAAAATGATTCGGCCCGTCGGGTCGTCGTAATACGTTGCCCCGGTGCCTTGAGCGATACGACCAAGGGCATCAAGGGCGGTGGTCGGTTGTGCGTCTGCTTCGAGGATTGCGTAGAGGGTGATATCGGGGTCGCCCGCGTTGAGATAGTCGAGGCCAGTGGCGTCAAGTATTCCGGTGACCCGTTGCCGTGCGCTCTGCTCAATGTACCCCGAGGCCCCTACATCGGTGTACCCGAGTTTGGCTAGGTTCCCCATCGCAGTAATCGTCGTGATTGCGGTCGGGTTTGTCGTGCTAATAAATGACACGTTGAGATCACTTATAGCCCCGGTAAAGCGGGCCACACCGTCGAAAAATATTGCGACCGTGTCGGCTAATTCCAGTAGTGGGCCAGTGTCACCGCGTAGCACGAGTTGGGCGTTAGAGGCCGTCGGGTTCGATGTGACATCGGATCTACCGTGAGCAATCGCTAGGTCGTAATCAAATAGTGCTAAGTCGATCACCGATCCGTTAAGGGTGATTTCTAGTGTCATGCGAGCACCGGGGTGACGACCGCGCCACTACGGCTATCGGCTTGGCGTACAAGATTGGATAACGCTAGGGCTACCTGCTGCTGGGTGATCCCTAATTGTCTTTCTGATTCACGTGCTGCGACTTCGGCCCGGGCGGCTGTACCAAACGCCTCGGCTTCTCTTAGGGCTGCCGCTACGTCGTCCTGGAGTTTTGATTTAAATGCTGCTCCGACAGGTTTTGCTATTTGTTTCCCTATTTTCTTGAGCCGGTTTCCTTCTTTAGATAGTTGTTCAGCAAGTCCATTAACGGTTTCTACGCCGGAGGCGACACCGGCAAGTAGGAAGTCGGGAACGATACTCATTGCAAGTAGGGCCGTAGATTCACGGACACCGACGAATTTATCCGACATTGTCGGCACTAGACCGTCGTCTATTAGTTGCTCTGCGAGGGCTGTACCCGTGACGGATCCGAGCGAGGCGATGGCGTTAATGAATTCGGCGTCGCCGCCTGCTTCCCTAATTTTAAGTAACACATTACCGAACGCGTCGGCTTGCTCAATTTGTTTATTGAACCCATCGAGAAGGCTAATGCCGGTGGCGTTACCTAATTCGTCGAACTGGCCGGTAAATGCGCTTTCGAGGTCTATGCCGCCGAGTAGGTTTTTCTGTATATTGTTGGCGTAATCCGTTACGGATTGGGTGGCTGCTTCGAGTTTTGTTTTCTGGGTGTCTAGGTCGGTACTTGTTGCGGCGAACCTAAGGCCGAGGGCTTCATTTACGTCAATTAGTTTCTTTTGTTTCTGGGTTAATTTTTCGACCTCTACAGATGCTGAACCCGACGAACCGCTAAAGGTAACGACTTCTTTTTCTACTTCTTTTATGGACTCGGCAAGGGCCGTGTATCGAGAGCCTGCGGCAGACTGTCCCGATGTTAGTAGGCCTGCCTGTGCGCCGTTCGCTGCTCTGAGCGCATCACCCATTTGCCCAGCGGCCACGATAATATCTCTGAAGCCACCTAGGTAGTAGGGGATCCCGTTTACAGATACTTTTTGAGCATTCGCAAGATCGACCGTTGATTTGGTGGCTGCGTCTAAACCATCACCAAGGACGAAGGACGCGGCCCCTAACGGGTTGAATAGGGCTAGTGTCCTAATCATTGGGTTTTGTGAGTTTTGTAGTCCTCTAATGAATCCTGTGATACTTGTGGCGGCGCCTACGGCTTTGGCCCCGAATCCGGCGGCGGCGGTTCCACCTACTGCTAAGGCTGCACCTACACTTTCTAGGGCCGGTTCGAGTTCTTGCATGGATTTGACCATGTCGTCAGTTCCGCCGGTGGCTTCCTTTAGCCCTGTTAGTAAGCCCTTCCCGAATGCCTCACCTAAATTGTCTGTCGCGGTTTTGAGTACTTTCATGCGGCCTTGTAAGGTGTCTGCGGATTCCGTGGCCTGACCGCTGAACGTGTCAGATAGTACTTTCGTGATGACTTGCATGTCGCCGGTTTTAATTGTTGCGGCGTCGATACCTGCACCTAGTCGAGAGAGTCCGGCTATGTTTCCTTCGTAGGCTTTACCCATAGCGTCGGTTACGGCTTCGAGGCTTTTACCGGATCCGGCAGACACATCGAGTGCGAGGCTTAGGGCGTCTTGTGCTTTACCTGTGTCACCGAGTGCTCTGACTAGCCTGTCATAAGCGGGTCGGAGTTCATCGTCAGCGATACCTAGGGATCGTTCTAGACCGGATATAAATTCTTCGATTTGAGGTTGATCGTGTGCAAGGCCAAGGTTGTCGAGTGTGGTGGATAGTTTGCGTAGGGCTGCTTCGTCGTCTAATGCTGCCTGCACACCGTCGGCTGCTAGTTTTAAAGCGAAGGCGCCGGCTGCGATACCTGCTCCGATAAGGGCTGGGCCCAGCATGTTTTTTAGGGATCCTGCTAAACCGGTTAGGCCGCCTTGTGCCTGAGTCATACCGGAGTTGAATTTCTTTAGATCCGCTGCTAAATAAACCGTTAAGGTTTTTCCGACTGCCATTACATCACCGGCCATTTACGGACGACACGGTCTACGGCTTGGCCCCATTCTTCGAGTGCGGGTTTCTGGTAACTTCGCGCTTTCGCTAGCCAGTTAGTTTTCTCAAATGGTGCGTTGGAATTCCCGGCGTTGCCCGTGTCAGTTGGGTATCGCAACATGTTCGAGGATGCTCCACCGGACGTTACTTTCTTTTGCTTACCTATCGACACCTTAGGTACACGGTCAAGCCCCGAGCGGATGTCGGCTGCCAATATTTCGCCCCATTCACCACCTACGTTGAGGGCTGCGTTTTGGAACGCTGGAACCATATGCCGATCGGCTATCTGCCGGGACGCTTGCCGTAGTTCCTTACCGGCCTCTTTGCCGAGTTTGCGGAGGTCGCGTAGTAACGGGTTCAGTCCTTCGATGTAGGCATCGAATTGCTTAGCCATTACGCTAACTCCTCCATGATCGTGACGACCTCTCGGCCTGTCAGTTTCTTAACGTCTTGCATCGTCCAGCCGGTACGCACCGCTAGGCGTATCAGTAGTCTGCCGTGACTACCCTCTAAAAAGGTTCAGCGTCGTCTTTAAGAATATCGACCTTGACCCGGTTTTTGCGGGCCCACGATTTCACTGTCTTAAGGTCGCCCGGTTCTTTGTCCTCAAGATAAAAGTAGGCAATGGTTAATCTCATCGCTTGCTCACTTGTGGGTCGGTTCCCGGCTAGCTCTTCGTACATCATAAAGTCTACGGGCAGTGTTTCGACTTCTTTTGTTTCGTGATTATCCGACTCGATTTTTAGTCGTGGATACATAATGGGTTCCCCTTTGCCTTATGCGCTTGCGGCGAATGTTGTCGAGCCGGTGAATGATGTAGACACCATCACGACGCCGTCGGCGGGGTAGGTGAGGTCGGCTGATTCGATGAACATCGCCGCGCCCGTCCAAGTTCCAGTCGCTGATTCAATAATGACGGCTACCGATGCGGCCCCGGCGATAGCGGTTTGGAGTGCCCCATACATGCCGGTGGCTTCATCAAATAAGAAGTCCAGGGTCATTGTGCTGTTAAGGTCGGTTTGATCGAACGCGACACCGGAAAGGGTTTTAGTCCGAACAATGGTCGGGGTCGTGTTAATTGTTCCCGACGTTATTTGATCTTCGTACTGTGTTGCACCGATTGAAACGGTGAACACTGCTCCAGTTACTCCGATAGCGGGCATTATTTATCCTTCTCTCATTTGTATGTTGACGTTAATTTCGGTACTCATGACAGTGCCTTGAGCACCTAGGCTCAATAGTTGCGGGGCGTTTACTAACTCGACAACGAACACCGTTGGGATTTCTGCGAGCAACACGTCGATTGCGTCCTCTGTTGTTTTCGTTGCCGACTCATTTACTCGGGGGTTCACGTTGACGAGGATTCGCCAACGTACTTCGTAGTTCATGTGTGACCCGATTCGGTTGGGTCGGATCCACGGAGAGTCGGGAACAATAACGACCGATGGGGTTATCGGCACATTAGGTACCGTGTCATAGATCTTGTAACCGTTTCCGGTGAGCGCGGTTATCAGTAGTTCGCGTGATTCCGTGGTGAGTGCCATTAGCCGACAACACCCTTCATGTCGAGGTATGGGGCTATAACGCCCATTACTCGACGGGTGAGCCACACCGACAAACGGTAGGGGCCGGGGGTGAAGTCAATAGATACGGCTTCACCACCGGCAGAGGATCGGGCTTGAAACATTTCGACCGCGACACTCATTGCCGCTTCTTTGCACGGTGCTGGTTCGGCTAGTAGTGCCGCGTTCGTGATTAGGTAGCCGATTAGCAAGGACGCGGCGTCGGCAACTTGATCAAGGACTGCGTCGTATGGATCGACGTAATCTATGTCTAGGTTGTCGGCCAATTCCTGACCGGTGACGAGTGCCATGCTAATCGGCTACCTTTCTCAATTAAACTTGGTTGTAGATTCCGACGATTCCAGCGGGTACGAATGCCAGTGCTGCCGCGTAACCGTAGATGGAATAGTCGCGCCCAAGGTTCGCGGCTACGTCGTTGGTCATCAAACGGGGGCCGTCCTCTGACCATTCGATTGACGCCCGGTTAGTGACGATCGCGGTTTGGGTGTCGTTGGCATTAAAGTTACGTGCCAACACGATCGGTAAACCGGCAACGCTCAGGTTCAGTGTGCGAGCGTTGAAAGTACCGGACACGTTAGACACCGGGTAAGAATCGGGGAAGAATGAACTCCAGCCACCGATCTTCTTAAACGTGGTCGAGTTCACTAGGACAACCTCAGCGGGCTGGCCCGTTGCTGTTTCGACGTCTACGGCTGCCGCAAATACTGCTTCACGGAATAGAGCGCCGGTGGTATCGGCTGCAAAGTCGTAATCGACCCCGGCGGTGTCGTTGGCCCACATTGCGGTCTGGAATGCGTAATCGGTCTCGGTACCGAATGCGCCCAACATGATCCGCTGATGTGCGTCCACGTAAGAAGGGTCAGTGCGTTCGATAACCTGTTGAGTTAGGCGTGATCCGGCTGCGTAAGTGACAAGGTTAGCGGTTCCTTTTTTAATGTCGATGTCTACGCTGTTTACTTCGTCGTTCTCGGCGGCTTGCGCTGCAACGATTGCGGAGAGATCACCATCGAAGTAGGGCCACGTTACTGACATGCCTGAGCCGACTGCCGAGGATGGGCCACCGAGTGAAGTAATAACGGGGCGTCCACGATCAAGGACACCTTTAATGTCGCGGAGCCAGATTGGGGGAACGAGGCCCGGGGCGTCCGCAAGGGTCTGCACATCCAGGGCGCGGTTCTCTGCGTCACCCTTGTAAACGGCTTTGCAGTATTCACCGAATGAACGGTAAGCACTCATTGGGTGTTGTGCCTCTGAGGTGAACGCTTTTGCGCTAATGGTTTGTACTTCTTCGCGTAGTGCCTTGAGGGCTTCGCGTGCTTCTACATCAACCGAATTGACTTCGGCTGATTCGGTTGTGTCGATCATTGTTGCTCCTTCTTCTTGTTCTCTGATGGCGCTGACTCCGGCTGTGGAGTAAGCGGGATATGGGGTTAAACTTACTTCGAGTAGGTTCGCGGCTGTGTGTTGGATCGCGTCGCGGGCTTTGCTCATAATGGATTTAACCGGGTTGAAGCCTACGGACAATCCCTTGATTGTTGAGGTTCTAGCGAGTACGGCGGCATCCCGGCCTAGGGCCGTGTCCACAATTTCAAAGTCAATATAAAGGCCGTCTTCACGATTCTCGGCCCCGGTGATCTTCCCGACGGGTTCGCCGTGCCGGTAGGCGAGTGGCTTGCCGATCACGTTCGCTAGGTCGAATGAGTTCGGGGCGAATGATTCCCGGACACCACCGATCATTGTCTCGGCGTTGTATGGCACTGCCATACCGTGACCACTGCCGACGATGTCGCCGTCTTGATTTTCTCGCTCTTGAAAGATTACAAGCGATTCCGTGTTGAGTTGCTTCACCGTAGGACTCCGTTCATTTCACTAAAGACACCTAGACCGGGTAGATCTAGGATTGTTTTGGCTTCTTCGACGTCGATGACGCCAAGGGGTAATAGTTTCGTGATTACGTCGGCGATTGCGATTGTGTTGTCTCGCAGGAATGAGGTTGTATCGAACGCGATCTGATAACCGGCTGGAGTTACATCCGGCATTGATAGGCGTTGGGTGACGAGATTCATTATTGGCCGTAGCGCCGTGTCGAGTAGGTTGCGGTAAAGGTCTACCCGGTTCGAGTAGGTCAGTGAGGATCCGGGGACACCGGCACCCACCCAAATAGGATCAAGGTTCGCTAGGCGTGCGATTGCGATACTTGCACTGTTTTTTCCCTCAACCAATTGCACATCCCTAGCGCTGAATCCCATAACTTGCGCGTCAATAGTGTTGTTGAGATATGCGGTTCCACGGTTGGCGCGGGCTTCTTCCCATGCGTCGAGGAGGGCATCGACTTGTTCGGCGGGTAGATCGGGCCCGGAATTCTTCAGAGCCACAGTGGGGATAGGTGTTTCGGAATACATCAGGGTTGCCGCTTCGAGTGCTGCCGCCGTAGTGATCGCCGTGGCGCCGTTGGCTAACCAACCGCCTTCGCCGGATCCGTAGAATTTGATTACGTCCCGTGTAGGGATTTGCCGTGCAAGATAATAGAAAGGATCGGCGGGGGGTTGTAGGTTCGCTTCGATCCCCGCGTAGTAGGCGGGGAGGTCTGTCGTGTCCTCGACCCGCATAACCTCAACGGAGATTGGGTATCCGGCAAAGTCCCGGTCGGTCACTCTCCAGTAGGCACGGTCGTACATGAGAAGATCACTAATTGTCCGTTGGATGATGTTGGCGTACGGGTAGATCGGGCTCGGTTGGCTGAGCAACTGCCGTGCCGGTACGGGCTGACCATCGAAGTATTCACGCAGCGGAAACGCGCTAATCGTGTGCGTGTACGTCTTAAGTGCGTCCACAAAAGCGGGGACTTGCATTGCAGTGGGTCGAGTGGATCGACCGGCCAACTGATTAGTGAGTAGTGCATATAACCCTGAGGATTCACGTACGTGCGCGGTTGCAGGTTCCTGTGCCGTCACCATAGCCCGGGAAAGGGACTCTTGGCCGCGCACGACGCGAAGGGCTCGGGGGAACACCATAGGGCGATTGTATGCCTTTACCACTACATGTAGTGGTTTACGTGCGTTTGCGTGGTTTATGCGTGTCTGCGTGTCGGGCGTCGTGATCGAATCGTCGCCACACTGCGTGGGGCTTTAGCGGCTTGAGACACGGCGAACATTACGGCCCGGGCGGCGTAGACCCCGTTTCGACCCATTGGGGCTGTGAGTACCCAACCGCCTTGCCGTTGGCTGATCTTCGAATTAGCAAAGTGCTCTTGTAATACTTGGCTACCGTCGTGGCGTAATTGTTGGCGGCTAAACAAGTCTTGGAGTACTTGGGTCGCGCTGACGGCTTCACGCTGGCCGACGAGGGCATCAAACTTTTGGCGTAGCCGATCAACGTAGCCCGGGGTTACTTGGATGAATAGGCTCGGGTGCTCGGCCCGGATCTTCTCCAGTTGCTGATCAACTTCCACAATTGTACGGTGAGTAGTGACCCGCACAACGATTAGCCCCTCGGGGTTTGGTGCGGCGATTGCGACGGCGTGACCCATTCCATCGAAGTCAGTCTCAACGGCAACCGACCACGTACCGGCCTCAGGAAGTCTCACCTGTGGGTCGAGAGTTCCCGTCCACCACTTATCCAGTAGCCAATGATCCGACCTAATCACCCACTGGTTGCAATACTGCCGCCTAAACGCGCTCTCTTCGATGCGGGCCCATTGCTCGGCAAGGAAAGTCTCCCGGCGCTCTGACCATTGCGGGCTCCCCCATTTCCACGTGCTGACGAGTTCGGGGTCGGCCTCAGCCGGGGCGCTCCACTCCAGAAGTAACACGGTGGAGGGTTCATCATCGTCCAGGCGGTCAAGTGCCCGCTGGCGGTAGGACTGCATAAGGTCACTCTGTGAGTCCCCTGCCGTGGAGACCAGATAGATTTGTGGTTGCTCACGCATCACCATCGTGGGGGCGATCGAATCACTAATAACGCTTTGGGGGATTTTCCACGCTTCATCGCAAAAGACCATTGAGACTGAATAGCCGACCCCGGCACTATCGTTGGCCGCATGAATCAGCCACCGATCACCGGAGGGTAGTTCGATCCCTGCGGCTTCATTGCCCCACTTCACTGCCTTTTTCCCGTAAGTCTCAGTTGCCCACAGTCCAGCGGGCCGCATAACTTCCATAGCGGTAGATCGCTTGTTGGCAACGTGGAGAATTGTTTGAGTTTCACCGAACAATTCGCCGTGATGCAGCCGCCACATGCAGATAGCCCTAGATAGCCACGACTTACCCGACTGCCGACCCACAGTAATGATCACGGCAGACCACACGAGTTTCTGATCGGCGTCATGCTCCAGCGCCCGATCAAGTGCATAACGCTGCCACGGAAACAATTCCATCCCAAAAACGGTAGTAAGCCACGCGGCGGCCTCACCACCGTAAGACCCTGTAACCGCGCTAGGCGTCTTAGTCTCAAGACGAGGCATCACAAAGCCCAACGCATGAAGTCGCGGCTCTGTCGCCTTGTACCGGCCCTCCTCGGCGATGCTTGGGGGGAAAGGCCTG